ATCTTTAATTTCATCCCAAGCTGCTTGTAGACATTCTGATGGTGTAAATCCTAATTGTTTTGATAGAATAATTAGGGTTACAAAAGAATCACCAATACCATCTTTCAACTCAGATTCATTTCCTTTTAAAAGTGCTCCTGCGGTTTCACCAACCTCTTCAACCACTTTTATCATTTGTTTTGGGGCATTTTCAGGATATAAGATTTTCCTTTCTTCTGCCCATTCTATTACATTCTCTGATAATTTATCGAAACTCATATTTTTATTATTTTATTGTTTACCAAATATCGTTAAAATCTTCACCTTCATTTGCTTTAGAGTAATCAGTAGGTCTAACTGCAAAGAAATCGGTATGTGTTGTACCACCCGTCAGATGATAAAACCAATCTAAGTTAGATGCTTTTTTATCGTTATATTCAAAAATTGGTTCGTATCCCAATTCTTTTAGTTTTTCATTACCTCTTTTTGAAATAAAGTGCTTTAAATCTTCTTTTTTAAGATTTTCTAAATCACCCATCTCAAACATTTTATCAATGAACTTATGTTCCATCTCTACCATATATTGAGCTGCTTTGATAACATCATCCTTTACTTCTTCTAATAATTCAGGATATTCATCACACATATGTCTGAACAATTGACAACCCATCTTAGAATGAAGAGATTCATCCCTTACACTCCACTTCATTTGTTGTCCAATACCTTTCAACATATTTCTCATTTGGAATGAGTAAAGAACTGCAAATGATGAATAAAGTGATACCCCTTCAGCAAATGCTGAGAATATTGCTAATGAACGAGCTACTTCTTGTCTTGCTTTTGGATTTGTTCTTAAATCTTCAGGTGTCCAATCAGATGATACTGCTGTTAAATATTCAAACTTTTCAGCGATTGCAGGTTCATGTAAGAATGCTTCAAAATCTTCCAATCCTAATGATTCATTTAAATAAGAATACGCAGTTGCGTGGATTGTTTCTTGTGAACCGAACATCATCGCCATTTGCTTAATCTCATGTTTAGGAAACCATTTAGTAACCATACCAGTCCAATAATCTGAAACTGCACATTCGGTTTGAGCAAAACCTAATAAGATATTACCAACTAAGTGTTTTTCTTCTTTCGTTAAATTCTCATTCCAATCTTTAATATCACCCTGCATTGGTATCTCAGTATGTAACCAAAATGCTTGTGCTTGTTTCATCCATCCCTCTGTATAATATACAGGATATTCGAATGGCTTGAAGGGTATTCTTTCTGTAAATATTCCCATTTCAAATCCTTTTTTTATTGTTAATAAATCATTTGGTGGTGATTATATATATGGTTTAGAAGTCAATATCACCCTTCATTTCGTTATACTTTTGTAACAAATTTTTTCTTACTAAACTCTCCCCCTTATTCATATCACTTTGGGTTTTTTTACCATCAATGGAATCATCAGAATANATNTGAATTCTACCATTACTCATATTTGCTTTAGATGGTAGTGTCATTCCATCAGGTCCAAATCTGTTTTTGATAACGTGCCAACGACCTGTTCCAGCTAACTTATCTTCTATTTTTCTACTTAGAGAAACCACAAAATCTGCTGTCATTAATTTAGAGAATGAACCTGCGATAGAAGTACCAGTAATCACATCATCATTTGCACCACTACGATTAATTTGTGATGCTGTGAATAGTGGACACTCATACTCACCAGCAATACCCCTCAACCCCTCTACAATCTCTTCTAACTCTTCGTGTCGTTCTTTTCTACTGTTACCTTTTAACAAATCAGCGTAATCCACAATAATCACATCAGGATTCTTACCTTGTAACTTTAATTTATCCAAAGAAGCTCTTAATGCATTTAAACCTGCCGATTTTGTTGGCCAATACTTTACAATAAGTTCACCTTTTAGGTTATTTACCTGATGAGTTACCTCTTCTATATTGTATTTAAGATTTGGAACTGCCGTACCTGTTAGAACTGCATCATATCTTTGACCAACATAACCTTCATTTAATTCTAATGTATAGTGAACTACAGTTTTACCTAATTTAGCAGCAGCCATTCCAACGTTAACCAAAGCCCAAGATTTACCAATACCAGGTGGTGCTGCAAACATTATCAATTCACCTTTACCAAAACCACCATCCACTAATTCATCAATAACATCCCAACCAGATGGTATAACATCTCTAATTGTTGATTCGTATCTTTCTTTAATTTGTACTTTATATTCATGTCCTATATCAGTATCTTGTCCTGCTTTCATAGCAGAATCAATCATTGATTTGATAGTATCAAATTTACCTTCTTCTAATAATCCAACTGATTCTAAGATAGCATTTTTAAATGTTTGGTTTTTACAAAATTCTAATGTTTTTTCTTTAACATATTCTAAATCATCAGATTCTAAGCCATTCCAAACCTGCTTTAGATTATCTACAATCGATTGTTTTAGAACATCTCTATCCAATCTATCAACCTCAGTTTTAAACACATCTAAGGTAGGTAATTCTGAGTATTTATCGAAGTGAGATATAACCTTAGTTACAATCCACTCATTAGCCTCAGAATCAAAGTATTCAGGTTTAAGAATATCATATACCATTTGTAAGAATATTCTATCCGTTACTAATGATGATATGATTTTTATCTGAAACGATGTTCCGAATTTATTTCCAAATTTATCCATAGGATACAAATATACGAATTAAATGTTAATTATACAAACTATTTTTTAGTTTGTTTGGAATATCTATCCAAATCACTCCAAGTGTTCACCAACCAAGTTTCTACATTCTTAAAAGCAGTATAGAGCTTATCTTTCATAAACTCTTTTTTGAAAAGGAATGAATTCAACTCATTTATTGGTGAATCCACAATCGCTCTAACGTTAGATGTAATTGCCGAACCCATTATTGGGTCTGATAGTTGCATTAAATCGTAGTTCAATTCAAGAACACTTCTATTTGCAAGTATCTTAGATTTTAACTTCTCATCATCAATTTCATTAACACGTTCCATTAAAGTATTCAAACTATCGATTGGTTCATTCTGTAAAAATGTTAGTTTATTAACCAATGTTTTAGGTCCAATACCCGGAACACCTGGAATATTATCTGATTTATCACCATCAAATATTCTATAATATACTAAATTATGTGATGGTACTCCATAGATTTCATGCACATTATCCTTAGTTATCATTTTCTTTTTAGTAGGTTGCCATACTGATATCCTATCATCTACCAATTGTAGAAAATCCTTATCAGATGAAACAATAATAACTTCTTTTTTGAAGATATGTCTGGCAGCGTATGCCATAATATCATCAGCTTCTACGTGGTCTACATAACATACATCAACAGGTAATAGTTGTAAGTATTTAATTACTGCGTTAAAGTTACGTTTCATAGATTCCGCTTGGTCCTCTAAATCCTCATAACCAACTAACCTATTTACTTTGGTTAACCCAGTTCTACCTTCTTTATACCCACTATGCATTTTCTTTCTACGAGTAGAACCACCCTTACCATCAAAAACAACCAACACTCTCGTTGGTTTATTGTTTCTAATAAGAGCACCGAGGGATAACAGAAATCCTGTTACCCCACCAACGTGCTCTCCATCATCATTTAATGTTGGGACTGCCCCAAACACTCTGATAAACATATTCAACCCATCTACAATCATAACTTTATCATTAACATCACCTTTAGATGTTTTAGATAAGTTATTTAACATTTCTTTGTAATTAGTCATCGATTGTGTCATCAAATTCGGTTGTATCTGTGTTTGCTGATTCGGATGCTTCTTTATATCCTAAAATATATGCATCACAGATTTGTTTATACATTTGTTCTTTTACTTCTGGTCGTTCATCTAATAGTGGCGCGAAATCTTTGGCTTGGAATTTAATAACCTCACCAGTTGTTTCATCAGTCCACGTATACCACGCCCCACCTTGTGATACTAACTTATGTGTTTTCATAGTATTCAACCATGAACCATATTGGTCAATACCTCTATCAAAGTAAATTTCAAAATCAACTGCTCTAAGTGGTGGTCCCATTCTATTTTTGATAACTTGAACTCTGGTTTTAATACCAACGGTCTGGTCAACACCACCGATTTTTGAATTTAGTTTACCCATTTGTTTCATCCTTAATCTACACGATGCGTGAAAGCCAATAGCCTTACCACCTGATGTAGTATAAGGGTCACCAAAAGATACACCCATTCGTACTCTAAGTTGATTCGTAAATACTACTAAAATTCTCTCTCTACCAATAAGATTTGTAATCTTTCTCATTGCTTTTGAAATAATAATAGCTTTTTGGGTTGCATAACCCGCTTGGTCGTAATCAGCCGCCAATTCAACTTTAGTAGTTGCTGCTGCTACCGAATCTACTACAATAGTTACCAGTTTGTTTTTATCAGATTTTCTAACAGATTCAATAATTGAATCCATAGCATCAAAGATATCTTCTACTGTTTCCAAAGGTACATATAGTAACTTTGCAGTATCAACTCCTAATGCTTCTAAGAATTCCTGATTGATTGCGTTCTCCGTATCAATATACACTGCTAATCCACCCTTCTTTTGAGTGTTTGCTAATGTATGAGCTGATAGAAGAGATTTTCCACTTGCTTCTAAACCCGTAACTTCAACAATTCTTCCAACAGGAAACCCACCATTTGGTCGGTTTGAAATCGCTAAATCTAACATATCATCCCCAGTAGACACCCACTCTGTTAAATCGGTGGGTGTCTGTTCTGAGCCATCTAAGAAATATGCGACTTTTGATTGTCCTTTGAACTTCTTATTAAGGTTATCGGCGAGAAGTGAAGATAATTCATCTCTGTTTGTTGCCATATACCTTATTTTTAGTTATTGAATAAATCATCAAATGCATCTTTTACATTTGATACGTTTGAGGTTTGTGGTGCCTCATCTTTGAATGGTGATTCAGTTGATGGTGTAGGTTGAGATTCTTCTTCTTCATTAGATTCTTCAACTTGACCAGTTTCCATCCATTTTTCCAATAGAGATTTCATCTCATCATAAGAATACTTTTTGAACATTGAAGGTAACTCAATTTGGTCTTTCAACAATGGTAATACATTCTTATCTTCTGTAATTGGTGTTTGGTTAGGTTTTACTCTGATGTAAGTTTCAGGATAATTCTTACCCAACTCTTTTGCGGTTTTGAACTCAACAGTAATATCTCTACCACTTGTTGGGTCAGTTAAATCACCATAATCTGGGTCAGCAAAGAAAGCAAGAAGTTCTTGATACACAGTTTTACCAAATCCCCAAAACTTAACTCCCTCTGATTCTTCACCTCTTACCAATACAGGTACATAGGTTCTCATCTTTGGTGTTAACTCTTTTGATAGATTCCAATCATTTCTATCACCAGTCGCTTTCAATTGGTCAGCAAATTCCACTAATGGGTCTGCCTCACCATGTGTTTGTGGTGAAAGTATTGTCTTACCACCAAATCCATAGTGGAAAAACAATTCAATAAAAGGGTTTGATGGATTGTGAACGTAAGGAACTATTCTTACTTGTTGTTTGCCAGGTTTTGGCTTCCAAAGGTTATCTGTTTTAGTTACCTTTGTTTGTAGACTGTCAAGTCTGTTTCGGATTGCATTCAAATCGATTGCCATAATTACTCCAATTTTTAATTAGTTAAACATTTATTTATACAAATATACGAATTATTTTTCAATAATCCAAGCTATATTTCAGTTTTTATTCTCAACACAAATTTAATCCCAAGTGTTGATTTGGTTACAAATATACGAAAAAGATTTGGGATTTCCAAACCTTTCTCATATTTTATTTTTTATTATACGTTCTCAATATACAATGATTTTCCATCCCAATACGGGTCAAGGAATAATCGATTTTTACCAATACCTGAATGATTAAACCTACCCGACTTTTTTCCTGTAGATTCAAGTGCATTATCAACTACATCATCTTTAAATTGAATATAATACCCCATGAATTTTGCCGTAGGGGTTTTGTGGCTACCACCTGAAGTATCAGCCGATGCTTGTATTTTATCTATGGTGCCTGTAACATCTCCAGATTCGTATTTAATTCTAACTTTATCACCATTTTTAATACCTAAATACTTTTTAGCGTATTTATCACCCATATCAAATCTTAAAAGTTTTAATAAACTCTTTCTATCCATTTGACCAAGTTTTGAAAGAGACCATACTCGTTTGTTGAAAATGCCTGCAGGTGCCTCTTTTTGAATTTTATCAATTTCAGCATTCCAATCTGATTGAAGTTTTATGAAATTGGAGCCTAGTGATTTACCACTCGCTTCACTTAGTTGAGATTTTACTCTTTTCATGTTCTCAACCATCAATTTTCTGTTTTGTTCTATGTTTGCCATAAGATATCTCCTATTGTAATAAATATGTAAATTTTTTAATTAACATCAATTATTCTGAATAGATTGGTTTTCATAATTTTGAAACCATCACCATCAGTTAGAATCATTGAATTACGATAATCCCCCCATTCAATCTGATATGATTTATCCAATCTACCACCATTTAAAGATTCAATCAAACGATTCAATGCATTGATAGTGTATAATGTGTTTGTTTCTTTTTTTCTATGAGTCATAATCGTATTTGGTAGAAATTCCATATTCTGATTTGGAATAATATTGTAACTTATCACCAACTCTTTGGATGGTTCTAATTTAAGTATGAATATTTTTCTACTGAATAATTCATATGATTCTCTTATAGTATATAGTATTGTATCAAATTTACCTTCATCGGTAAAAGTACATAATAGTTGCGTTCTCACTCATTCTCTCCGTATTTATTCTTCACTATAAAGTTTTTGCAATCTATCTAATTCTTTTTGTCGATTATCTCTTTTACGACCTGTAACGGAAGGGTCATCTAACTGAACTTTTAAGATTTCTATTTGTTTTTTATCTAATTGTTTATTTACAGATTTTCTTGCATCATCAATTACCTTCTCTTGTCGTTTATCATCTTCTAATGAACTTCCAAAGTAACCATGTTTCTTAAATTCATCAATCATATATCTGTGGTCATCATCTGTACTTCTTCTTTTTGCACCACCTCTACTTCTACCGGCCTGAACATATATGGTCATTGTTTTACTAAATGGTTCTTTATCAAAATCAATATCTTCTTTGTTTTCAGGTAAATCAACTCCCTTTTCTTTCCAAAATGCCTTTACCTTATCATAATAATTAGGGTCTGCCGGAATTCCTTTAGATGGGTCACCACCTTCTAATTCAGTAATCGTTTTCGCATCAGGATGATAATAGTTGTGAGCTTTCATCATAGCATTGGTTTCAACACTATCTGCGTTTCTAATATCATATTCGTTATATGGTGGATTATCACCCCTACTAACTTTATCAGCATGATATTCTCTAATTAACTTCTTTCTAAGAGTTTTATACTCATTTTGTAATTTCTTTTCTTCAGGATTTTCTGCCATCTTTTTTCTAATTGAATTCAGTAACTTATCACCAATTAAATCACTCTTAAATTGGTTAACAGGTCCAGACATCAAATCCATATTAGTATCTGGGTTATCGTATTTAGCTTGTAAAGGTTCTAAATCTTTTACTATTTGTTGTTCTCTTTCACTAAGTTCATCTTTTCTTTTTTTCATTATTTCTTGTAATGAATTTCCATCAGCTGGTTTTTTAGCTTTAAGAGTCAACCCTTCATACTTACCTGATTCTACAATATCTGATTCTGCTGTAGTAAATGGTAATCTATGGTCTGGTTCCATATGACTTAATGGAAGTGGTTTACCTGTTACAGGACTTTTACAATCATTTTTTAGATATAATTTTAAAATCTTTTTTGCTCTTATATATCCTGGTGAGTTTTTATCAATACCAGGATAACCGTCTTCACCTTTTTTAAGTTTAGTTACTTTAGTTAGATGTCTTGGTACTGCACCACCTGTTGCCAACTTTTTTAGTAATTTACCAAATTCGTTATCACCTAATTTATTTTCAAAGTAATCCATTACTTTACCAGCAGTTTCATCAGTTATTTTTCTCTGTTTAATTGATGGGTGTACATATTCCTCTTCGTTGAATTCTTCACCCTTTTCAAGTGCTTCTTTTCTTCTTTCATCTTGAGCCATACGTTTTTCAGTAAACTCTTTTAAATCTTTTACATCTTGAATTGATGGTGAGTTTGAACCACCACCTGTTTTTAAACGAACTTTATCATAATTCTCTTCAATAAAGTTTAAGTTTTCACCTAATTCTTTATTTATCTGAATTTTCTTATCAGTATTCTTTTTACTATTAGGTTCTGATGTTTCAAATGAATTATCATCTGTAGATTTAGAATCTTTATCTACGGGTTTTTCTTTTTTCTTATCTTTTTCAAGCTGAGTCATCATATCAACTTTATCTGAATCTGAAAACTCTGGTTTACCATTATCGGGCTGTTGTTGTTGTGTTTCTTCCTCACCACTTTCTTCTTCATCACCATCTTTTGGTTTTGTTTCACCACTTTTTTCTGCATTAGATATTTCATCAGGAGATGGTTCTGTATGTATTTCTGGATTTGGTTCTTTAACTTGATAAACATTACCTGATTGTTTGTGTTTAACCCAAGTATCTTCATTTAACTCATCTAACCCATCTAAAAGAGTTACATCCCATTCTGATAATTCACCATCATTGTTATTGTAAACATCATCTTCATCATCATCTTCTTCATCATCATCCCAAACAGGATGTAATTGTGCAGAAAC